TTGCTGCTCTCTTAACAGCACCACATTGTTTAGTGTTGTGTATCATCAACACAACTTCATGTTTATTGCATAATGGATTGGTAACTATGTTCTCGAAGTTGGTTCCGTCGCCAGAACACATAATTCCTAGTCTCATTCTTGTAACTCATCTAAACGGTATACATCGTAAGGACCATTAAGTTTTTTCTTAAGTTCTCTTTCATCAAGAACTTCATTGATAATGTCCTTTAACTCTTGCCTTTCTTTTTCTTCAAAGATTGGCCATACTTTAAAGTTAGCAGGGGGATAAATGGGATTACCGTTAGCATCACGAGGATAAATATTGTCCTTACCCCTGTAAGCAGGATCAACGGGACCACTCATACCTTGAGTATCAATCTTATCCATCTAAAGGTCTCCCATCCTTATCAACTAATCCAAGTTTTTGTACCTGTCCTAGATTAGATCTTTCTTGTCTCTTAATCCTCTTATACTCTTTCATAATTTTATCTACTTCATTCTTAGATATTCTTACATTCAATTCAGAACCTTCATCTTGTGGAACCTCTCCACCAAAACCCTTTGACTCTTTCTTATTTTCCTTTTCTTCTAGGTAATCATTGATTCCATTCTGTATTTCACCTTCAATGATATCATTGATCTGAGATCTCAACATCTCATTGTCCATGTTATTTTTACTCATAGTTTCCTCTTTCTCTTCTTTTTTTCTGGTGCTTTAGCACCCCATAGATTAGGTCTTACTGTGCCATAACCAAAATCAATTTTCTGGACTGCACCTTTACCATAACGATCATAATACATATCAAAAACATTGACCATCTTCTCAGAACGAGTTACATCAATAACTTCTTTACCGTCAAGAGTATACTTAACAATAAAAGCATCCGTAGGAAAACTTTTATCACATGCTTTTTCAAATGTAGTTTTTTCTAAAAGAATCTCACATGAATATGCAGAGGTGTCAAACTTCATCTCTGGTTTTTCTTGTAAGATTTCTTTTTCTGTTTGAACTGATGATGTCATGAACGTCCTCCCCATACAATATCAGGATATGCTTCTTTTACATTATCAAATGTAAAGTTGTAAATATCCGTAAGTTTTTTATCCTTCGTAAGAACTAAAACTTCTGCCTCTTTTGGATGGAGTCCTTGTAATAAATTAATAAACATCATCTCTCTACGTGTTGTAGTAAGAGTATTGTTTCCACCCTGTACATAATGATAAAGATTTTGATATTCTCTTCTCAAAGAGGTTCTTCCTCTACCATCTAAGTCTTGTCCTGTTGCTGATTCGCCTCCTGCTGCCTCTCTAGCAAGGTTTTCTGACAGACTACCCTTATATACCGTTTGGTCTTGTGTCTCTCCGTAGGGGACTTCTCCTTCAGGTAAGAGACTGATTACAGATTGATCAAAGTTCCAGACCATAATCATCTTTAAACAGTCATGTTCATACTGTTTGAGTGCTTCCACTTTTTTAGCGGATGATTTTTGCTTAGAAGCAAGATCTAATACCTCAAATACAAAAGGATTTATCGGTAGAGAATCAATAGCAGGTGCTGGTTTAGTTGTTCTCTTTTTTGCTTTAGACGTTGAAGGTAGTTTAGGACCATCAGTATTCTTTGGTGGTCTTCCTCTTCCTCTTTTAGTCGTCGTCTTCGTCGTCGATGTCATGATTGTTTTCAATTCTTAAGGCTAAAATTTCATCAGGAACTAATTGTCCGTTTGCATCAAACATTTCTGGATGAGTATACACTACTTGAGGTGTTGTTTCATAAGAATGCTGTCTTGCCATCCATCCTATCATACCTCCTACTAATAATGCAAGGAATGACACAATTGTTGTAAGTGTCAACGTTACTACTAATGTTTCTGACATAGCACTCCTCCCAGAGATTGTTTATTTTTTTCGGATATCCAGATAAAAATCAAAATGAAATACAATTTCCCTGTTCCAAAGAGCAATTAATTTCCCGAATGTTATCTGAAACGTTTTAGGTTTTTTTGGTTTTGTCCTCCTGTTTCTGAGTAATATTTCTACTCCCCGATTGATTTCGGGTTTGTCATTATTTAGATTCTTTTTTTCTTCTTCCTGGTCTTTTGTCATGTCGATACCTCACTGCATCTTCAAGGATCTTGGCCAAATAATTTTTTATTTTTCTTGCTTGTGGTTTAGGAATGTGATGATATGCCTCACGCAATTGCTTATGGTCATTATCAGAACCTCCTTTAATATATTCTTCAAGATCTAATACTTCCTTCCCAAGTTCCTTTGCAGTAGAACTTTGAAGGAAAGCATCGACCTCTACTCTTGTTGTCTTACGATACTTTAGAAACTCATAAAATTTCAATTGCATCTTACCCTGATACGAAAGTTCAAGGGCATGTTCTATCATGTCATAAACAGTTTCAAAGTCGTTGATTTTTTTCATCAGACTAATTTTTTCTCCTTTAAGTATTGTACAGTTTCGGTGCATCCACCAATTGTATTACCATCTACAGAAACTTGAGGGAAAGTAGATCCCTGACCAAACTGTCCGTAGAAAGATTTCCCATCGAAGTCTTCTCCTAATTTATATACTACGTGTTTTAATCCTGACAGTTTTAAAACTTCTACAACTTTGGTGCAATAAGGACATCCATCCTTTGAGTACACTGTAAAATTATTGTTCACCTTCTCTCCTCCTTTCTTCCATAGATTTGTTTTTAATAATGATTCTGTCATTTGCATGATCAGGAACAAACTCTAAATGATCTTCATGTGGCCACATCATCTCTTCGTATAAGGCATTTAACCTATCCATGTCCTCCCAGAGATCGTTTACTTGAATGTGATCATTCCATACGTTCTCTTCTGGTTCTAAGTCTCCGTGCATAGTTCCTCTAATGGGGGTTGTAATTTTTTAAATATATTGCAAAAACGCATAGGGCAAGTATTGCCGCTAATGCGATAATGTAAATCAAAGACATTAACAAGGGATATTTAGTAACTGAATGTATTCTACCTTACCAATCGGGATACGTCCAGTTAGTTGTATCAGTCTTTCTTTTTGATCTAATTCTTTTGATTGTACATTCCTTGCACTCATAGGAATATGAAGATGCTAGTTTCATATTCTTACGAACACGATAGAAAGAGTATAGTAAATTTTTCTGTTCTCCGCAAGCCCTACATACTCTTTCTGATAAAAGTAGGTGTCCTAGTTCAACTTGCTTATCTAACTCCATTATTCAGATATCTTAGCATGAGGAGCAAACCTATCCCCTACCTTCATACCAAGATGTAAAAGTTTAATCCAAAAATCTGCTAAATCTTTATCATTTGTATAATTGTTAAAAGCATCATAATAAAAATCAATTTGCATTAGTTTTGTGATAGCAAGTTGAGGTTTTTTATCCTTATAAAAATCAGTAAGGTAACTCTCAAAATCTTTCCACGAATCCCAAGATGAACACTTTCCTTTTTGTTTTACAAAGTTATATTTTTTTTCCCAGTCTTTTGCAGCATCCCAAAAGGCATCCACTTTCTTTGGATATTGGTTGTGATCATTACTAAATTCCTTTGAACTACCTTTTGCTGATAAAAGTTTTTCTACTAATTTAACAGGTGCTTGTCCTCCTTGTGCAGCAGTACCTTTAATCTGAGTATTAAAAGAAAGATTACCAGGTTTCTTTTTATCACCTAAGTTTATATTCATAGTATGAGTTCCAGCAAATTTGATATAAGTAGTAACTTTTTCTTGCTGCACAATATTATCAAGTTGCAATTCAATATCCGACATCTTAAGTTGTATTACCTTTGATAACTTCATTGATCTCTTATCAATGTTAATTAACTCCATGTGAGCACCTTCTTTCTCTATCTTTTTAAGAGATATTCCTACAAGTTGAGGATTTTTTTCATCCATCAAAGTTCTTAATAAATTATTCACAGTGCTCAATTGAGGATCAGTACCATCTTCTTTAAATGCATCATCTATCGCCTTATTAACTGCAGATTTATTCTTAACTGCCCATATATCAGATGGGTTCCAAGTTGTATAATCCCCTACTGGTTTCTTTTTATCCTTAACTTTTTTAATAAAATCTTGCCAGAAGTGTACAAAATCTTGCTTATGATATTCAAATGTACTCCAATTACTAGGTGCAAACTTTTTCATAAAGAAAAGATCTTGCTGACTAAAATATGTTTTCATCCAATCATCTATTTTATCTGCATGGGTTTTAGTAAAAGTCTCTCTTAAGGTATCCATAAGTTTTTTATCTTTCCACATATCTTCTACACTATTATATTGTTCATTCTCATCTATTACTCTATTGAATACATCGGTTGTTCCTTTCTCCTGAATCTTTGTAGGAGTTTGCTTTCTAGCTTCTTTAGGGTCTTTCTTCTCTTTAAAGTTTACTGTTACTTTAGAAGACTTCCCAACAATCAATTTTAAAGTAGATTTATTAAATGTAGCAGGAACCTCTAAACTATCTGCCAACCAATCAGCAAATAATGAAAGTTCTTTTTTATCTGCAGGTAAATACTCAAAATTAACTGTCCTTGCTTGAAAAGATTTTGCAGGAATAAGATTTCCAGCAGCCATAACTTCCCATAATCTACCAAAATTCTTTTGTACATATTTCTGCTCAGTTCTACTCAACATCTTCCATGATAAGTTATCACTGACCATTACTGGATTAAATGCCATTATCTTTTTTTGAAATATTTATCAGAACATAAAAAAAGACCCCCCGAAGGAGGTCTTGTAAGTTCCGATTGTAGAGACCGCACGAACGATGTCTCAATCTTATTTATTAACCGATGCTAGGAGCAACAAGTGCAACCTCTGTTTCATTAGCAGATGCTAAGTCAAGTGGGAAGTTGTGTGCATTTCTTTCGTGCATAACTTCCATACCAAGGTTAGCTCTGTTAAGAACGTCACCCCAAGTAGGAACAACCTTACCTGATGTATCAACA